ATTTATAATTCGCTTACATATATTATATTTTGTCATTTCTTTAGAATAATATTCAGGAGTAATTCCTGTTACTTTTTGTTCATCTGTGTGATAAAATTTACAATTCTTTTTAATACAATTTGTCCAAAATTTGCATGGTTTAAACCCACGGGTGCTCTCCGTAATATCATTTGCATAATTTCTCCAAGCCGTTACATCGCTTGGTCCCTCTTTAAAATTTAATGCAGAATCTTCATACATAATTTTTGCTATTGGTTCTTCTGTTATATTTTTAACTGCATTTTTCAATAAATTTCGTTTGTCTTTAAACCATGCTTTAGGTTCATTTTTACCTCTAGATATTTTATCATAAATATTTCGTTCTTCTATTTCTCTATCAACCTTCTCTTTTGTAATTGTGGATTCAATAATAGGTTGATGTTCTTTTATTTTATATTTTTTAACACCTTTATTTTTAGCAAAACCATTATCTGGAATAATTTTTAATTTTTTACTTTGATTGTTTTCATAAATGGTTTTTAACGATTTAATATATTGTGTTTTATTATAATTTATAAAAGGTGCTTCTGACAATTGTATTTTTGTTGGTTGAAATGACTCTTTGACCACTTTTAATATTTTTTTGTCCAATTCTACACCTGCTTCTTCTGCAAATATTGAATGTTTGGTTCCAGGTATATTATGATTAATACATGCTTGGACTTCATCTAATTGAAATTTCTTTTTATTATCATAGTGGTCAAATTCTTCTTCTAGATCCAAATCTATTGTATTTATTTTAATTTTATTAATTTCATGAGAATCAAATATTATATAATCTGGATCTTTTTGTTTAAATGGTAATGGTACAGCATCATAGAAAGAATCGCTATTTACTTCATTTGTTGTATATTGATAATCTAATAGATCTTTTTGTATTGTAGGTTGATTTTCATCTTCATCATCTGGACAATCTTTATTTATAAACTTAGACCATATTTCATGATTCCAATCAATATCATCTACTACTAACAATTTCTCCCATGTATCATATTCTAATGGTGATAAATTATATCTTTCCATCAACATAATTTTAGTATGATCTATCTTGATTGGCACTTTATAATCAACACTATCTAATAAATGTATAATTTGGTCTTGATTTGGACCAAAACCCATAATAAATTGTGCATCTTTATCAGGCTTACCTTGATTAATTACTTCTATTTTAGGTTCATAATCAAATTCAGTATATAATCTATATCTATCACCCCTTTCAATAGGTACTTTTCTTTTGATAGATTCATATTTTTTGTATATTCGATCAAACCATACATACATTGGTGTTATCGCTGAATACATTCTACGATAATTTAATGCATTTGCCCGAACCCAAGCATATTGTGATTCTTTATTTTCATATTTATGTATTGATACAAATGCCTTTTGTATCATACGTCCTATTAATGGTGTATGTATGTAGGTTTTTATTTTATTAAATGTACCATCTTTATTTTTAATTCTCCTAATAGCTGGTACAAACATTCCTGATAAAAATTTGACATTATTAATATTTGATATTTCTGCTTTTACTTCCATTCCACAATTAAACATATCTTGTTGATATTGTTCTATATTTGGACACCATCCATCAAAACATAATAAACAATCATCTCCTAAATTAACTATTCGTAATTTATCATTTTTTAATAAATTTAATACATTAAATTGTTTATTAATACAATATAATTGTAAAAGCATTGCTATAAATGAATTACCTAATGACGTATTCTGATCACCAGATCCTCTAGTTCCTTCTACCTCATATTTCATACTATATTCATAACCAGGTTTTCGACTTTGCATTCTACCTTTAGTTCTTAATTGTGTTTTTAATAATTCTTGAGGTTCTTTTTGTCCAGGAAATAAATGTTCCATTAATGAACATTCTAATATACATTTTAATGCTGGTGATATATGTGAATCAAATTTTGAAAAATCTGTGGATAAAAAAATGGGATTTTTAAAATTTTTCATTACATCTTGAATAAAATCTCCCAATGAATCTCTATTATGTCCACCTGCATACACTAATTTTTCAAAATAATCTGATTTAGATTTATCATACATAACATAATTATTTTTATATGCTTCACTTTCATGATTAAAATCATCATAATGATGATCTTTATAATTTAATACTGTGCTCATTATTTTAGACGCTGTGTAAGTCCATTTTCCTAATTTTAAATTTAATGAGCTTTGTCGTGAAGTTATAAATCTTGGTTTTACCACTTTCTTAAAATGGGGTTCCATTTTTACAAAACAAGATGATCGAGTATCTGTTGAATTCATAACATATTGATGACCATATTCTTCAAATTTACCTCCTGCATACATTTTATATTGGTCAGCTCTTAAATGTTCCATCCATTTTTGATTACTCATAACTCTTGTTTTTAATATAGGCATTATTTGTGGTAATATATAATGAGTAAAAGAATTAAGTTGTATCATCTCTTCTTTTAGTGGATTATTAGTAGCTCGTAATTGTCTACATATACATGCATTTTTACCATCATGTGCACAACCTAAAGGAAATTGCATTGTGCATCTTTCACTAATTTTTTTAGATGATAAACAACTTTCATAAGCCCAAGCTACTTGTCTTGTTGTATTACAACAATTACCTATTAATGATTTTGGATCATCTACAAATTTAGCGCCAGGTTTTAATTCTACATCTTCATATTGATTACCTGAACACACCCCATATATTGTATCAAATGCGGTTACAATCTTTTCTTCTTTTTGTTTACATTGGTGATTTTCCCAATTGTATGCTAATCCTACTGCAAAAGATGCTGTAAAATTCATTAAATCTGGATTAGTTTTATTTTTATTTCCAAAATCACCCATCGCATTTCTAATTCTTAATTCCATACTTTGTTTTTGATAAGCTGGTAATACAACATTAAAATAATTATTTACCTCTAAATAAGGTATAAATACTATTTTCCATAATAAATCTGCTGTTGTTCTAAATCTAATTTTAAAACCTGTAGATAATTGAACATACTCAGGTTCTAATTCATAATACCCAAATGTTGCTTTATTTAAAAAATGTTTGAACATTTGTTTTACTGATGTAGTAAAAAATTGTTTGGGTTCAGGAACAACTTCACACAACATAAAATGAGCAGATTTATAAACCATTTTATAATCAAATTTTCCAGTATAACTTACATGTTCATTGTCTACTGAAAAACCACAATTATTTGCAAAAATTTCATATTTTCTTAATAAAGTTTGATGCTCTTGTGTTATTTTTAATGGTAGTACTACATAGTCTCCTATTCTTTCATTACATGTTACTAAATTTTTACCAAAAGGAACTTGTGTATTCATAACTTGTAATAACCAATTTAAATATGATAATTTATAAGGAGGATGACCTGTAATTTCTTCTGCTTGGGGTTGTAAATCTAAATCAGCAAATTCTCTTGTATCTATATGTACTAATGGTAATTCAACTGTTTTTGATTCATCAAAATGTAATAAATAACGATATCTCTCCATTTCAGCTGCATGTGCAAATTCTGATTTGTAAGCAAATTTTTGTTCTAAATATTTAACAGCCAAAGCTGCTTCTGCTTCTTTGTCTACGAGAGATTCTGTACCTTCCATAAAATCTAATTTTTCTTCTAACGTTTTTAAACTATCTAAAGCCACTTGCAAAATTTCAGTGACTTGTTTTTCAGACTTGTCTATAATTTTTGACATTTTATAGTTTTGGGAATTTAGGAATTTAGTG